AACTATCTCAAAAAACGAGATATTGTGATCCCACCGAAAGAACGTTCAGACAAAGATTCCAAATACGCAGGTGCTTATGTCAAGGAACCGATTCCGGGAAAGTATGATTGGGTGGTGTCTTTTGACCTTAATTCTCTCTACCCTCATCTTATTATGCAGTACAACATCTCTCCAGAGACCCTACAAGATACTCGACACCCTTCAGTTACGGTCGATAAGATCCTCAACGAGGAACTGACATTTGAGATGTATAAGGACAATGCGGTATGTGCCAATGGTGCTATGTATCGTAAGGATGTGCGTGGGTTCTTACCAGAACTGATGGAGAAGATTTATAAAGATCGAACCATCTACAAAAAGAAAATGCTTAAGGCAAAGCAAGATTATGAAAAAACTCCAACAAAAGCACTTGAAAAAGAAATTGCCAGGTGCAACAATATTCAGATGGCTCGTAAGATTCAGCTCAACTCTGCCTATGGTGCGATTGGTAATCAATACTTCCGCTATTATAAACTAGCAAACGCAGAAGCAATTACGCTTTCTGGGCAAGTTTCTATCCGTTGGATTGAGAATAAGATGAACGGATTTCTAAATAAGATTTTGCAAACCGAGGAAGTGGATTATGTCATCGCATCTGACACTGACTCAATCTATCTTAATATGGGACCTCTTGTTGATAAATTTCTTAGTCATAAGTCTGACGATAAAACAAAAGTTGTTCAGTTACTTGATAAGATCTGTGAAGACAAGTTGGAACCATTCATCGAACAATCTTATACGGAACTTGCGAACTATGTTCAGGCGTATGAGCAAAAAATGATTATGAAACGTGAGAATATCGCAGAACGTGGTATCTGGACTGCAAAGAAGCGATACATTCTCAACGTATGGAATAGTGAAGGTGTTCAGTATTCTGAACCCAAACTCAAGATGATGGGTATTGAGGCAGTTAAGTCATCCACACCTGCACCATGCCGTCAGATGATTAAGGATGGTCTCAAACTGATGATGAACGGCACAGAGGAGGATGTTATTGACTTCATCGACAAGTGTCGTAAAGACTTCAAGAATCTCCCACCAGAAGAGATTGCATTTCCTCGTTCAGTATCTGATGTGGTGAAGTATAAGTCTCACTCAAACATCTATACAAAAGGAACTCCCATTCACTGTCGTGGAGCACTTCTCTTCAATCACTATATTAAAGAGAAGAAACTGACCAATAAATATTCACTCAAGATTTTCCTCGTGAACTTAGTCTTGACAAATACATCGACTATGACCTACAATTCGAAAAGAGTTTTGTAGAACCACTCAAGGCAATTTTAGATGCCATTGGGTGGAATGTTGAGAAAACTGTAAACCTTGAACTATTTTTTGTGTAATGATTAAAGTAAAGTATCAACTTAAAGAACATTTAGATGTAAAACTTTTTAAGTTCTTCAAAACCAAAGAACAGGTTGAAAGTTTTAAATCTCAAAATTCAAACTATATTTTTGATTAATAATGGACTTCTTAAAAGATATTGTAAAAGAGATTGGCGATGACTTCACAAAACTCGCAGCAGACATTGACGAAACTGAAACATTCGTTGACACAGGTTCGTATATTTTTAACGGACTTGTTTCAGGGTCTATATTTGGTGGTGTATCTGGGAATAAGATTACTGCCATTGCTGGTGAGTCTAGCACTGGAAAAACTTTCTTCTCGCTTGCAGTTGTCAAAAATTTCCTTGATTCTAATCCTGATGGGTATTGCCTATATTTTGATACTGAAGCAGCTGTTAATAAGGGTCTACTCGCAAGTAGAGGGATTGACCTTACCAGACTGGTTGTTATCAATGTCGTAACTATTGAGGAGTTTAGATCAAAGGCACTCAGGGCAGTGGATCTGTACTTAAAAAAATCTGAGGATGAGCGCAAACCCTGTATGTTTGTGCTAGACTCACTGGGTATGCTTTCTACTGAGAAAGAGATTACAGATGCACTGAACGAAAAACAAGTTCGTGACATGACCAAATCACAATTGGTCAAAGGTGCCTTCAGAATGTTAACCCTTAAACTAGGTCAAGCAAATGTTCCGCTCATTGTCACAAATCACACATACGATGTCATTGGAGCTTACGTACCAACTAAAGAGATGGGAGGGGGTAGTGGACTCAAGTATGCAGCAAGTACAATCATCTATCTCAGCAAGAAAAAGGAAAAAGATGGCACAGAAGTCGTTGGAAATCTTATCAAAGCTAAGACTGCTAAGTCGCGTTTGAGTAAGGAGAACAAGGATGTTACTGTTCGTCTTTACTATGATGAGCGTGGTCTTGATCGCTATTATGGTCTTTTGGAACTTGGGGAGATTGGAGGACTCTGGAAGAATGTAGCAGGACGCTATGAGATTGATGGTAAGAAAGTCTATGCCAAAGCAATCTATAAAGACCCAGAGACATACTTCACACCAGAGGTAATGGAAAAACTTGATGCAATTGCAAAAGAAGAATTCTCATATGGTAATTGATGGATAAAATTGAATTTCTAGTTCTCAGGAACCTCTTACATAATGAAGAATATCTAAGAAAAGTCATTCCCTTTATTAAGGCAGAATACTTTCAAGACACAAATCAAAAGGTTGTGTTTGAGGAGATTGTCTCTTTTGTATCTGAATATAATGAAGTTCCCTCAAAGGAAGTTCTCTCTATTGAGGTAGAAAAGAGAAAAGATATCAATGATACTTCTTATACTGAAATCTCAAAACTGATTAGTTATCTGGACAATGAACCAGCAGAAAAAGAATGGTTAGAAAACACCACAGAAAACTGGTGCAGAGAACGTGCCATATATATGGCATTGATGGAGTCTATTGCTATTGCTGATGGACAAGATGAGAAGAAGCAACCAGATGCGATACCTTCTATATTATCTGATGCTCTTGCTGTTAGTTTTGATAATAATGTAGGACACGATTACCTTCAAGATTATGCAGAAAGGTTTGACTTATACAACAAGAAGGAAGAAAGGATCGAGTTTGACCTGGAATTCTTTAACAAGATTACAAAGGGTGGCCTTCCAAATAAAACACTCAATATTGCTCTCGCTGGCACTGGTGTTGGTAAGTCTTTGTTTATGTGTCATGTCGCAAGCAGTGTGTTACTCCAAGGCAAGAACGTATTATACATCACGCTTGAGATGGCTGAAGAAAGAATTGCAGAGAGAATTGATGCTAATCTTTTGAATGTTAATATTCAAGAGATTGCTGACTTACCAAAGCAAATGTTTGAGACAAAAGTTAATAACATTGCCCAAAAGACTCAAGGCACTCTAATTATTAAAGAGTATCCTACTGCTTCTGCTCATGCTGGTCACTTCAGGTCACTTCTTAATGAACTTGCCCTTAAGAAGTCTTTTAGACCTGACATTATTTTTATTGATTATCTTAATATATGCGCTTCCTCAAGATATCGCGCAGGCAGTAATGTCAATTCATATACTGTTGTCAAGGCAATTGCTGAGGAACTTAGAGGACTGGCTTGCGAAGCAAACGTCCCTATCATTTCTGCCACGCAGACCACTCGTTCTGGTTATGGTAGCTCTGATGTTGAGCTTACTGATACCAGTGAGTCCTTTGGCCTCCCTGCTACTGCTGATCTTATGTTTGCCCTTATTTCTACTGAAGATTTGGAGGGACTGGGACAGATTATGGTGAAGCAACTTAAGAACAGATATAATGATATTAATATGTTCAAGAGGTTTGTTGTAGGTGTTGACAGAGCAAAGATGAGATTGTATGATTGTGAGCAATCTGCTCAAGATGACATCCTTGACAATGGCAGGGATGAAGAGTATGATCCAGAAGAGAAACCTAAAAAATCATTTGAGGGATTTAAGTTTTAAAATGACAGTAGACACAGAAAAGTATATTGAATTTGTGAAAGGAGTAACAAGCGATGCCAGTCTTGACTATGCCATGATGGCAACTCGTTTTGCAGAACTAGAAGCAAATGGAACTAACACATCTCAGTTGATGACTGCTGCTCTTGGTCTCACTGCAGAGTCTGGTGAATTCACTGAAGTTGTTAAGAAGATTGTCTTTCAAGGAAAACCTTATAATGAAGATAATGTCTTTCACATGAAGCGTGAACTTGGTGATATCTGTTGGTATCTTGCTCAAGCATGTATGGCACTTGAAACCACATTTGATGAGGTTATTGAGATGAATGTTGAAAAACTTCAAGCACGCTATCCTGGTGGTAGTTTTGATGTCCATAACTCTGAGAATCGTAAGGAGGGAGACCTGTAATGGCTACAGCAAACAAGAAAAAAGTAAAAGTATCAGTTGATGATCTTAGACAAAAGTATCCATCTTTTGATGAGGAGTTTAATAAATCTTGGAGGAGAATCGTTCGTAGAGCACTTTCTGATCAAGCTGCCAGAAATTCAAAAAGTAAATGCTTGAGAGGAATCAAAGACATTGTGAGAAATCACTTTTCTTTTCTCTTTGATAATGATGAGTTAAATAAAATTGTTGATATGATTTCAAACCGATTTAATACTCGTAAACTTTCTCCTGAGTGGGATGATTGGAGAGATAGTCTTCCTAATATTTTTCCAGAAAAGTCTGTTGGAAAACTTTCTTGGTTTGAAGATGGGGATGGAGTTCCAGAGAGTGTATCTATAATTGAAGAAAAGGAAACTAAGATCAATGAAGGATGTGCTGTGATTATTATTCAAGATGGTAATTTCAAATCAGAATATACTAATGTTCCTTCAGATGTAGCATTGACTATCAATGCAGAACTTTCTAAAGCACTTGCAATTGTATCTTTTCTGTTGGTTCAGGGTGCAGGTGCAGTGTGGTGGGCATCTCAAGTTGATGGTAGAGTAAAAAATTTAGAGACACAAAGTCTCAATATTGCAAGAGAAAATCGTCGTTACATTGAACAAGTAGTGCAACCATCTTATGGTATTAGTTCTGCTTGGAGTAATCAATACCACAATGAGTGGGTCAAAAAAGGAGGTTGGAAATGAGTTGTGACATTGATGTTGATATTAAAGTAAACATTCATATTGCTGCTATTGTGAGAGAAGCATTGTTTCAATACACAAAGCAAGATAGTTATGAATTTCCAGGACAAAGAACAGTTGCTATTCGTGGTATGATTCTTGCACTGGATGAAGCAATTGAAGCAAACCTACCTAAGGAGGAGAGTGATGAAGGAGTATGATCCACTTACTATTGAAGAAGTGAATGAGGCAGCAAAGGAATTCTTTCCTATGTTTGACATTGTTCATCGCATGATGCCTGAGAATTGTGAAGTAGAAGATACTCTCAAGGTTATGGAAACAGTTTGTCAGATGGCACAAAAGAGACGTGCCTTTGATAAAGATGGTGTTGGACCATTTGGTTTCAATAAAAAATCTCAAGAGAATGAAGAAAAGGAAGATATAAATACATAAAGAAATGTAGTAATTGTAGAGATGTCCTCATCAATGCGTAACTTTATGGAGGCATATGGTGCTGTCCATAGTAAAGAAGCAAAGGAAGAATTGGATTCCCAGAGAGATCCTATCAGTGAAATGAACACTGCTAGACTTCAGGACAATGATCTTCGTGACCTAGCAGAAGAAGTTCTTGAAGAAGTATTCAAGACATCAACTGTAAAGGAAGCAGAGGACATCATCTTCAATATGATTCCTGAGTCCAACATTGTTGGTAGAGAAGAAAAATTAGATAGAATCTATGCTGCATTTGGTGAAACCTTCAGTAAGATTAGACTGAAAAACCAAGCAGGTCAGTTGGAAGAGTTTGCTAAGTATAGACAGAAGAAAAGATTGGAAGAAACCTGGTCAGCAAGATTCAACCAGGATAAGAGAGTAGCAAGAGTACATAGTTCTGTAATTGCAGAAGATGTTGCTGTAATTAAAAAGGGTCTGCTTGGACTCTTTGAGAAGAAAAAAGGTGATCCTTGCTGGGTTGGATACAAGCAGGTTGGTATGAAGAACAAGGGCGGTAAGCAAGTCCCTAATTGTGTGCCTGCTTCTGAAGCAGCACAGTATGAAGTTGAAGAGGGTATCAGAGACATGGACCCTGAGAAGGGAACCAAAGAAAGAAAGGCCAAGCTTGAGAAAAAGCGTGGCATGAAGATGGATGATCATCCTCAGTACAAAGAAGAATTTGTTGTTGAGAAAGGTATGAACCCTGGTTTCAAGGCATATCTTGATAAGCAGAAGAAAAAAGGTGGAGATGATGAAGGTGGTGATGCACCTAAGGGTGGTGGCAAACCTGACTTCCTTGACCTTGATAAGGATGGTGACAAGAAGGAGTCAATGAAGAAAGCTGCACATGACAAGAAGAAGGGAATGAAGGAAGAGTTAGAATCTTCTGGTAAGTTCTCAGAATCTGAAATCCTTAAGATTCTGGCATCACTCTGAAGAGTGTTTTATGCCCAATAAGAATATAAAAAACCCAGAAAAACCTAGTAAAAAAATAGGTGCTACTGCTATCCAGGAACAATGTTCCTTGGTAGCAGTTTATTACGCAGTAGCAAAAGGCGCTAGTCTAAACCTTCCAGGCAAAAGTATTGACTCTAATAAGGCGCAGGTTGAGTTGGATGATACTTTAAAAGAAGTTCATAAAAAACCAATTCCAAAAGAATGGTATGATACATTTATTGAAACAGCAAAAGTTGTCTGTGGATATATTGGGCATAGAATAGGATCTAAAAACAATAGTTACAAATTTGGATGGTATGATGGAATACCTAATGGTGTTCCAAGAGCAAAGGTCACTACTGTTATTCCTGATATATGGGATAAATTTGGAAATGATGTTTGGAAGTTGTTTGGTGGTTACGGTCAAAAAGATTCTTGGAACACAGCAGACATTTTTCTTGTTAAGAATGGGCAGGGTGAAAGAATGCTTGCTTCTATTAAAGAATTAAAAAAAACATTTGCGAATACAGATCCTGAAGTATTGGTAGGATCTGTTAATACCTTGATGACTGATTATTTTAAATCAGGAAAAGTATTGCCTATTTCATTGAAGGCAAAGACCAAAGGTGTTTCTATGAGATTTAAACAGACCAATATACATGAGTGGGATCAAAGTGGAACTGTTAATATTCAAACCGCTAATTTTGCACAAGGAGCATATGGTGTTGGACCTGCAATGTTCTTTGATGTAAGTACAAGAAAAAATCAATTAGGTTTTGGTAATACACTACAGAATGCTGGTAACTCACTTCAATATGCTGCTGAGTTTAGAGTTGGTGATTATCATACAAAGTACATGGTAGAGGTTAGAGCATCAGGTGATGGGATAAAAGCAGAAGCAAAAGAGATAGTACAAACAGATAAAGGCACTGAAAGGCGTTCTAATGCACAGGTTGGTAGTGTTCCTATTGATGTATTTGTTTCTATGATGAGTCAATTTGTAGATATTGAAGCAAACGTTCCAAGAAAAAACACCAGTTTAAATACACCAACCTATATTAATTTTTGGACCAGAGAGTTGGATAAAGTTATAAGATCAAAAGCAATACCATATTCTTTTGGAAACCTTTCTATTGAAGGTGGTGAAGTTTATGGAACAGGTAAAACAAAAGAGTTCATTACAAAATTATTTGAGTTGGATGAAATGGCTATGGAAAATCCTAATAAGTTAAAAGCACAGTTCAATGTTCAATCTGTAAGAGAATATGGTCCATTGTTGAGAATGAAGTTAAAACAATTAAGAGTGATAAGAGCATTTCAGATAGCAAAATCTAGAAAAAAAATTAATAAATTGTTTATTGAAATGTTTTACAGAGCAGCAAAACAGAATGTAGATGATGGAGACCTGTGTGGTCCTTTCTTAAAAATTTATTGACTACATAGACCTGAACTGCTATAATACAGACAAATAACACCTCTTATGATTGATCTCAGAACTGGCAACTGCCTTAACCTGGCACTTGATCTTGAAGACAATTCAATTGACTGCACAGTCACATCTCCTCCCTATAACAAGAGAGGTGTAGGTGGTGGTGTGTTTAAGAAGATTGAGTATCAAGATTTTGATGACACCTTGCCTGAAGATGAGTATCAAGAACAGCAGATTGAACTGCTTGATATCATCTATGATAAGACAAAGGAAGGTGGTTCATTATTCTACAATCACAAGATTAGGTATCTTGATGGTGATGCCAGTGCGCCTTGGGAGTGGTTGACCAAAACAAAATGGAATATCAGAGAAGAGATTGTCTGGAGTAGAGGAAGTGGTGTAGAGATTTCTGGTTATAGATTTATTCAGACTGATGAGAGAATCTATTGGTTGTGTAAGGGTAGGAAGCATCCCAGACTTCCTAGAAGATCTGCTAACTGGAATAGTGTTTGGCAGTTTGGTCCTGATATGAAGAATCCACATCCTGCTCCATACCCAATCTACTTGCCTGCTAGGTGTATTCAAGCAGTGATGCAGACACCTGGTATAGTCTTTGACCCTTACAGTGGGTCTGGAACTACTGGTCTTGCTGCTACCCTGCTGGGACATAACTATATTGGATTTGACTTGTCAGAAGAGTATCATGATATGGCAAGAGAAAGGTTTGCTAATCCATCAAAAAATGACCTGAAAAAGTTTCAAGAAGAGACAGGTCTTGCTGCAACTAGTGATTCAGATGTATTCAGTCTGGCAGACTCATAAATACAATGTGAGGAAATCTTATACCTAATGAAATCATTCTTTAGTTTCCTATCAGAAGCAAGAACATCACAGGCAGCAGAGATGGCAGCACGCCAAAACCTGACTGGTGATGGTCATGGTAATTGGTATGATAAAGATGGAAATAGAGTAGCAGTAACTAAGAAAGGTAAACTAGAAATGCTCTCCAAGAAGGAGAAGCAAGCAGAGCCTGAGGAAGATAAAAATGAATCACCAAAAGAAGAACCAAAATCCTCAGATAGACAGCGATCTGTGCGACAGATGCCTGTGCAGCAAGGAGAATTTGGAACATTTGGAGATGGAACTCCAAGGAGAATGCCAGTCCCTACGAGAGCAGATGGCACGCCTAAAGAAGACCTTGGAGATCTCACAGTAGTATTTGGTAGATTTAATCCACCTACAATTGGTCATCAAAAACTTTTAGATGCTGCAAAAAAGGCAGCAGGGAAGGGAAGATTAAAGATATATCCATCAAGATCACAAGATAAGAAAAAGAATCCATATGATCCTAATGAAAAAGTAGATGTCATGAGACAAATGTTCCCAGACCATGCTGAGAACATAGTCAATGATCCAAACTCAAGGACTATTTTTGATGTATTGAAGCAGGGGCATGATGATGGACATTCAAGTGTTAAGATTGTGGTTGGTGCTGATAGGGTCAAAGAGTTTGCAAAATTGTCAGGAGACTACAATGGTAAACTGTATGATTTTTCTGGTGTGGAGATTGTATCTGCTGGAGATAGAGACCCAGACGCTGAGGGGATAGAAGGAATGTCTGCTTCCAAGATGAGGAAAGCAGCAGTAGACAATGACTTTAAGACATATAGAACTGGTATTCCAAAGAATATTGATGATAAGACTGCCAAAATGATGATGAATAATCTTCGTAAGAAGATGCAAGTGAAGGAAGGATGGAGTCTATGGGAGATTGCACCTAAGTTTGACTGGAAGAATCTTAGAGAAAACTACGTAACTGATAAGATTTTTAGAAAAGATACTGTAATTGAAAATCTTAATCATGGTTTGGTTGGTAAGATTATTAGAAGAGGAACAAACTATGTTATTGCAGTGACTGAAGACAATATTATGTTTAAGTCTTGGTTGAGAGACATTACAGAGGCAGTTGTCAACTATCCTGGACCATCTGGAGTTCCTGCCACAGAGAGAGAAGTTGGCACTGATGCTCACAGAAATTATGTTTCTAGACTCTCAGGAGTCAAAGATATCAAGAATTTCATAAATAAACATAAGAAAAACAAGTAAAACTAGACTTATGGACAATTCTCCTGAGGCTGTGAAGGGCAGGGTCAGATCCATGACCAAAGCCATTAGATATAAAGCCAGAAAAGAGGGTAACCTGATGAAGGCATTTAACGACTACATGGGTAGTCAGTCAGGTATCAGTGCCACTGAAAGAGCTGCTATTAAGAGTTCACTTGGTCTGTCTGAAAATAAGTGGAGAACTCTCAAGTCTGATTGGAGATCAGATCTTGTTGAGGTGTCATCAATGACTGATGAAAAAGATGACAAGATGATTAAAGAAAAGAAGGTGAAGAATAAGATTGTTATCAATCCCACAATGGGAATGAAAGAGGCATTTGAAGAAATTGGTGGAACAATTTTAGAGGTTGCAGAACTATCTGATGATTCTGAGGATAAGAAGAAAGAACTACTTGAAAAAAGTAGAGAGAAAGATATTGAACAAGGAAGAATTCCAGGTAGACTTGGTGAAGCAATGAGTCCAAAGGAGATTCAACTTCAAAAGAGAAGATCTCAAATTGATATGATGATTGCAAGAGATAGAAGAAGAGAAATAGCAAAAGCAGCAAACGATAAAAATCAAGAAGCACCTACTAAAGCAGTTGGTGAAGGTTATGGTATGGGTGAAATTGACCAGAAAGTTGGTGCTGTAACTCCTATTCCTAAGAAGGAACAGGATGCTGCTAGAGCAAGAATACTTGCTAAAGCAAAAGCAAAGAGAGAAGCAAGAATGAAGGAGGATATTGATAATGTAGATGAGATGTATAAAGGTAAGCATGGTCAGACTGAAAAGCAGTATCAGGACTCCAGATCTGATGCTGGTAAGATGGTATCAGGTGATTCCAAGATGAGTGGTGCTGCTTATTCATCACGTAGTATGAGAGGCACTGGTCCTAACCCTGCTGGTGGTAGCAAGAAACCTGAAGGTCAAGGTCGCATGACTTCTGGTGCAAGAACTGATCTTAAATTTCGTAAAGTAGCACTTAAGAAGAGGATGGAAGAGGAAACAGAGGATTCTTTGAGAGATAAGCGTCAGATGTATGGTGGTGTTGATGGTAATGTAGATTACAGCAGACCACCTGCTGCACCAAATCTTGCAGGTAAGAAGAAACCATCTGGTAAGTCAGCACTTGATATTGTCAAAGCACAAATTCGTGCTAAGCATGGTAAAGGTGCTATTATGGATACCAAGAAAAAGTAATGCCTCTCAATCTCAAAAAAGATGACATGGGAGATGTCATCAAAGACTTCTACAAATCCAAGGCACCTCAATTTAAGGGTAAGTCTAAGGAGAAGAGAAGAGAGATGGCTATTGCTGCTAAATTAACTGCTGAGCG